AGATTAAAGCCTGAGATGTTATATTACTCAGATATATTAGGTATGACTTGGGAACAATGTAAAGAAAAATATTTAGGTGAAGTGGGTAGATAGTGAATATATTTAATTTCACAAAACAAAAAGACAGCGATAATGAATACAAATATAAAGTATTAGTTTATCCTAACATAACTTATATGAAAGACTTGGAAAAAGATTCATATGTAGTTGTCTTGCGTAATGTTATCAAAGAACTAAACAAAGTTCGTGATGATATTCATTGGACAATACTTTCACCTACAGAAGTTAAGAGTTTAATATTTCCAAACACAACACAATTACCAATCGAGTTACCATCATATCCAAACGCTATGAGAACTCATTTCAATCATAAGCAATTATTGAAAACCATTGATTGGAAAAAGAATGATTATGATATTGTGTATACACATTTACCTGAACACACTTTACAATTATCAAATATGTTTGTTAATGAAACAAATATAAATCCAAAGTTTATTGGATATTGTCATTGGTATGAAGTTCCAGAGAATACAGCATATGCTAAATCAATGTTAATGCATAACATCGCTGGTACATTAGAAATGGAAGAATGTGGTGTAAATACTAAATGGTTAAAAGATTTAATTATAGAAAAGTCTAAAAAGATTTATACCAAAGATATAACGGATAGATTGGAAAAAATTATTCAACCTCATTATCTTGGTGTTGATGATATTTCTATTGGACACAAGCATAAACCAAAAACAATATTGTTTAACCATAGAGATAATGAGTATACAGGTTATACTTGGTTTGTAAAACAAATGGATAGTCTATGGGAAAAAAGACAAGACTTTAAAGTATACACAACACTAACTGATTTGAATAGGCCTTACGCTGAAAGAGTTAAGTTAAGTAGTCGAGATGATTACTTAAACTTTGTTCGTTCAATGCATATGGGTGTTGGTTGTTTTCAAAAATATTCTGCTTGGAGTATTTCTACAACTGATGGATTGAGTCAAGGTGTTCCATATGTTCTTCCAGATAAGATGTGTTATCCTGAAATGGTTGGTGAAGAGTATCCATTACTATATAAAGCAAATGATGCTAAAAGTTTTAAAGATATGATTGAAAATGTATTAGATAATGATTATATGAGAGATGAGGCTAATTTATATTTAGAACCAAAGTTAGAAGGATTTAGATGGAGTGAAAGAGTATTGAAATGGTTTGGTGGGTGGAAACAAATAGAAAATTTAAAACCAATGTCAAATACAGAATCATATAAAAGAATTTTAGATTTTATTCACAAGAAAAAATCAGTAAGTAAAAAAGATATTTTAGAACATATGAATTGGGGTGTAAGAATATCCTTTAGTGAATATAGAAATAGGTTAAGATTAGAAAACACAATTAAATTTACAAAAAACAGATACGAGGTAAGATGAAAAAATTAACAGCAGAAGAAATACAAAATAATTGGAATACACTAATGGATGTTATTAATGCACATATTAGTGATGACAGGAAAGAAAACCTTATGAAGTTTTATAATGACTTTCAAGATAGAATGATGTTTGCACCAGCCAGTGGTAAGGCAGCATTTCATAATGCAATGCCTGGTGGATATGTAGAACACATTCTTCACATTGTAAGTCACTCACTTGAGATAAAACAATTGTGGGAGAAGAACGGAGCGGAGATTAACTTCACGGATGAGGAGTT